CTTTAGTCAATCAATGGCACAGATTGTTGTGCCCACTAAGATGAATGTTGAACTGCAAGACCTATCGAAAGAAGCAAGGAAAGAAGTTGAATGCCTTGCACAGAACATGTATTTTGAAGCAGGCCAAGAACCTAGAGAAGGCCAAATTGGCGTAGCATTTGTCACACACAATAGAATGATGAATGGTAATTACCCAACAAGTTATTGTGGAGTGGTAAAACAAAAATCAGGTAATGTATGCCAGTTCTCATGGTATTGTGAATCTGCGGCACGTAAAAAACTCTTGACAATAAGTAACAATGCATTGTATAATGATATTACTGACTTAGCATTGAGATTCTACCTTTATACAAATGAGTTTGAAGATCCAACTAAGGGTGCATTATTTTTTCATGCAGATTATGTGAAACCTACTTGGAGTAACATGAGACGAACTGCTTATATTGGCAGACATATTTTTTATAATAGAGTTAAGAGGAATACATGATTTCAAGCAAAAAGGAGAAGGTGGTTATGGAAGAAGTGAAACAGAATGGATTGCATCATGTAACAACTTTTGCGATTACATTGGTGGCACTCTCAATTGTTGTTGCCGTAGGCATTTACGAAATGAATGAACGTAAACTTATGGCATCAAATATTGAAAGCGCCATTACTAAAGGTATTGATCCACTGACTGTACGGTGTTCGTATGCCCGTGATTATGATACTATTTGTATAGCACATGCCGCAGCAAGCGGTCGTAAATAAATTTTAATTTTTAGGAGATATATTATGAGTAAATTAGGCCGATACCAAGATGATGAGCAAGGTCAGTATAATTTTAGTTTTAGTGACAATGAAGGTAAGCATATAAGTGTATCATTTCGTGCTGAACCTGATTATGATTTAGATGTTATTTTTAGTGAGTTCAAAAACTTTTTGATTGCATCTGGTCATGAAGTTGAGAATGAAATTGGCGAAATATATCCTTATGATGAATCACATGAAGATGATGATGAACCAGCAGCGTTTGCAAGATGGAATGAAGATTGTGAAGCAACCGCTGCAATGACACAGGCACAAGCGGCAGATAAGTTCTCCATGGAGAATTTTCCTAACAACGGATGGCCCTTTGGTGGTTTAACTTCAGCACCATTACCTCGTTTGACTACTGCTGACTTTCCTGGTTTGAAAGTGACTGACATATCCGCATTGTCATCACAATCTTATTCTGAATGGATGGATTTAGGCAATGCACCAACAATGGCACCTTTGACACAAGAACAAATTGATCTTTGGAAAACACCTATGCCAGGTACTCTTGGTGGTGCAAAGATTGATTTCAAATAATGCCAACAAAAGATGAGATGATGAAGTTTGCACTAGAGATTGAGGCTCTAGTTGCAAAAACGGATTACACTTATCTTGAGGCAATTGTTGAACACTGTAAAGGCACAGGTTTGGAGATGGAAGTAGCAGCAACACTTATCACTCCAAACCTGAAGTCTAAAATACATGAACAGGCCGAAAGATTGAATATGTTAAAAACTAAAAGTAATAGATTACCTATATGACTGGATATGAAGCATTCTGTTTATACTCTTCTCTCAAACTGCATTTTACACAAGAATCGTATGACTACTTTAAATATGGTGGTAAATCGAGGACAAGTATAGATGCATTTGAGAATAAGAAAGATAAATGGTTTTATTATAAACTGAGTCGGAGATTTACCAATGAGGATCAGGCTAGAGATTTTCTTGTTGCTAATCTTGTCCATGATCGTGATGTTTGGATTGGAAATCTACTAAGAGAAGATTCTGATGTTCATTATCGTGCTCGGCAGAAAGTTCTTCAATCGTTATCATATACGTTCACAAATGAGATTGCACCATTAATGAATCAGGAGAACCCAAATGACTCATTAATGATGCGAGATGAAAGTCCATATCCATTATTGCTGTCTAAGTTGCTGTATGGTGAAGTATCGATTGAGACTGTATGCATTCTAAACTCCATACTGAATTTCTTGCCAATGTGGGACAAGAAGATTAATGATACGATTCACTATCCATCGGTAAGTTTGAAAATAAAGAAGTACACACCGTTTATACAATTTGAACCAACAAAATATAAACTTATTCTGAAGAAAGAACTACATGAAAATACAGAAACTTTATCTTGACATGGATGGTGTTTTGTCCGACTTCAACAAACAATATAAAAAATTGTGGAAGGTCGAACCCCATGCTAATCGTGAACGAGCGGAGAAACGTGATTATAAGTGGGACGAATTTGTAAGCGGCAACAATTTTGAAATTCTTGATTGGTTTCCTGGTGGTAAAGAACTGTTGCAGTATGTTCTGACCTTAGATATACCAATTGAGATTCTATCATCATCTGGTGGTAGAGATCATCATGAAGCAGTATCGAATCAAAAAAAGGTTTGGTTGAAAAAACATAACATCGATTTTTCTGCCAATATCGTACCTGGTCGTGCATTGAAGGCAGACTATGCGAAACCTGGCATCATTCTTATCGATGACACACCAGATGTTATTGATGATTTTAATGCAGCAGGTGGAATTGGAATACTTCACACTGACACGGCAAAAACGATAAAAATTGTTCAATCAGTTCTTGACGATACATATATAAACGTATATAATGAATCAAGTGAACAAGATGCACATACTTTAAACAACTAACTATACGAGGTAATATATGTCTGATTTTTCAGCACTCAAGCGCAACCGTAACACCTTCGATTCACTCAAGAAGGCAATGGAAGCACCATCAACAAATGCAGAAGCAGGTTCAAAAGATGACACCCGTTTCTGGCAACCCGAAGTAGATAAAGCAGGTAACGGTATGGCAATCATTCGTTTTCTGCCGGCACCAGCAGCAGACGGTGATGATGCTCTTCCATGGGTTCGTGTATTCAATCATGGCTTTCAAGGTCCAGGTGGTTGGTACATCGAAAACTCTTTGACTACTCTCAATCAAAAAGATCCAGTATCAGAATACAACTCTATTCTGTGGAACTCAGGCATTGAAGCAAATAAAGAAATCGCACGTAAGCAAAAACGCCGTTTGACGTATATCTCAAACATTCTTGTTGTCTCTGACCCAAAAAATCCAGAGAATGAAGGTCAAATCAAACTGTATAAGTTCGGTAAGAAAATCTTCGATAAAATCTCAGAAGCAATGAATCCAGAATTTGCTGATGAGACACCATTGAATCCTTTCGACTTCTGGGAAGGTGCTAACTTCAAGATCAAGATTCGTCAAGTTGAAGGTTATCGCAACTATGACAAGTCTGAGTTTGATTCTATTACACCAGTTCTTGATGGTGATGATGATAAACTTGAAGCACTCTGGAAGAAAGAATACTCACTCAAAGAGTTTCTTGAACCAAAACAATTCAAGTCTTATGATACACTGAAAGCAAAGTTGGATAAAGTTTTAGGTCTTGATGGTGTTGCACCAGTAAAGACAAAGGCTGAAGATACAGTTTTGAATACAGCGAAATCAGCACCCAGTTTGGATGAGAATGATGAAGAACTAGACTACTTTAGGTCTCTAGCAGAAGATTAAACTCTGCGAATGCCACTTTCGGGTGGCATTTTTTTATGCATAGTGCCTATTCATTATAGCACTTAAAATATTTTCATTTGTATCTTTTAAACTTGTTGTGCCTTTACTTACTTCTTTTTTGGTAGTATTCATAACTACGGTTGTTGAAAAATCAAACATAGAAGGTTGTGCTCTCATCTTATCTTCCAACTCTCTCAGATTGGCCTGCATTTCACCTGAAGATAGACCAAGTTTGCCTCCAGTCATTTTATCTAATGCTGCTAGTTGAGCATTCAAATCATCAAACATAATATCGGTTAAACTTTTCTTTTGTTCTTCGGTCTCTGCTGGAAGTTTACCAATCGATGAATTTAACGGGAATGCTTGATCTGCTTTGAGATTAGCAAGTTGTGGAATACCGCCACCACCATACTTTGCTGCTAAAGTTTCTCTGTATTTGAAGATAGGAACATTCAGATGAGGATTTGTTTCTCTTGCTTCTTTTTCAAAACCTAAAACATTTTGTATGTTTGCATTTTGATCTGGATGTTTAATAAGTTTAACTGCGCCTTGAGCACCAACAGCATGTGCTAAATGTATGTTTTCTGGAGTTGCTACTATTCCGTTTGCTTTTAAAACCTTAACATTGCTTTGAGAAAAAATTCCATATAGAGTATCTTGAACTTGTGGAGTAAATTTTGTTTGAAAATGAATGGCATATCCAGATGCTTTTGACACCAAGTCTCTTAGTGTGCTTGGCATAAATTGATATTTTCCTACAGCACCTTTGTTTCCACCACGGGCTTTAGTATACATCAAAACTTCATCGATTGTTAGATCAGTCAATTTTTTACCAACACCGAACATTTTTTCAATCAAAGGATCTTGTTTTCCATAACCATAACCATACGTTGCGTTGTAACCAGATTGTCCACCTTCACTCTGTCCAATAACATCTCTAATTGATTCGCCAGAAAGCAAGTTTGGAGATTTTGCTTGAGGTGGTGGCGCTGGTGTTGGAATTGGTGCCGCTTGTGGTCCTTGTGATGGTGTTGCGGCAGGTACTGCTGCTGCTGTTTGTTTTGCTGGAGTTGGTGCTGTAGATGCCATAGGCACTGCGCCTATTGCTGCACCAGTTGCATCATATTGAATTTCTTCAACACTTTCAACTTGAGTTCCTAGTGTTTGTCTATCAATTTCTTTTATTATCTCATCGGAATTATCGCATAAGTATTTAATTATATCGTATGCGAGTTCGAGACCAAGATATAAATTTACAGCACCTATTATAACATCAACAATCCCAGCAATCAATGCACTAATTCCCAGTGTTGCTGCTGAACCAGCGGCACCTGCAGCAGCGGCAGCAAGTGCTGTAAATAGAGATACAACATAGGTAGTTAATTTCCATGCGGCAACGTCTCTAAATTTTCTAGTTAAAAATGACACCACCACATTAATTACTTTTGAACCATACCTAAGTCTTGTTCCATAATCAAGAAGTTTTTTCCAATATTTTTCAATCAGAGCCGTAAACTTTTCCATTCTAGTTAATTCTTTTTGAGATGATATACTTCTACTTCCTGGTCCTGTTGGTCCACGCTGAGATGCTTTATTTGCAGGTCCAGTTGAAGTTCCTCTCGGATTAGTTTTGTTATTACCAGGTTTCTTATCAGGTTTCTTATCAGACTTGTCAGGTTTCTTATCAGGTTTGTCCCCATCTGGTGTGACAGAACCGCAGTCACAATTAGAAGAACCAGTTAGTGCTTTTGATGCATTTATTTCAAAGGCCCACATCAGAAGTTTTGCTTTTAGTGCTATAAATGCTGCTGCTATTATTAGTCCTTCTCCTAACATTAGTGCAACTTCACCCCAAATGTTTACTTTTTCACCTGTTGTTGGATTTGTATATTCTTGATTTAATGCTGCCAAAACAAGACTAAGAACACCACTAGCAATTTCTACAATTTTTGTGACGAAGATTCCATCTTTGGATAAAACAGTTGCCATTATTCCTAGCAATGGAACTATCACATCCACTATCTTAGTAAACAATTCAACAATGGCAGTTTTAATTGTCTCTATATTTGTTGATGCTATTTCTACTAAAATTTCGTAGGATGCTTTTAATACTTCTGCTATTGCACTGAAAACACCCATAACAATTTTACCTAAAGACTGTAACACTTCACTATCTTTTAGGAGACTGGCTGCCACGCCAATACTGGTTACAAAAAATTGACCTATAAATTTGAATATTGCTTTAAAGGTTTTTAACAGAGATTGTTTTACTTCTAAATCTTGAAAAATTTCCAACAACAAACTACCAGTTTTCTTTATAATATCGACAACGGATTCAAAAATTGATTTTAAAAATTTGGAAAAATATTTACCAGTCTCACTTGAGAGTAGCATCTTTCCAATTCCTGCAACTCCCATAATCAGTAAAAGATTGCCAAATAGTCCACCAAATGTTGACATGGAAGATTTTATTGTTTTTGCTTGATCGGAAAGAGAATCTTTTAGTGATGCTCTTTTATCTAAAGTTGCCCTCTCATATTTTAAACCATAAGCAGTTCGTCTTTCTCTATTCTTTTCAAAATATTGATTACGTCCTTCTATTTTTTTGGTTTGCAAAAGTTTGGATATGCTTACCTTTAGTGAAGCAAAGTCTTTAGATACTGTTGCTAAAACCTGATTGAGGTTATTTGTTGGTGCCATTTATTATGCTATTGTGAGTTTACTTAGAAGAACATCATCATAAATGGATGGAGTTGCTTCATTGGAACCAAGTGAATTTGTCGATGCTGAATTTTTTGAATTATCCACAACCATAGGAGTTTCATCCAAAAATCTAGTTCTTAATGCTCCTTGTAGTTCTCCTGATGCAATACCTAATTTACCACCAGTCATCTCATCGAGTTGTTTGAATAGTCCTGTTGAATCATTCTCCAACATTGAAATTAATGAACCACCTATGCCTAAGTCTGGCGCAGAAGTTCCAGTCATCATTTGATCTTTGCCAGAAGTATCTTTAAACATTGATTTTGAATAATTAACTGCATTTCCTGCTGTAGATGCAATTGCGTCTCCAACTTTAGCAAGTTGAGTGTCAATACCTGTAGGACTACTAGGAACTGCTCCAGGCGCACCTCTTGCAAAAGCAGATGCAACCATTCCTGCATTCATTGCACTATTTCTAAATTTTTCTGCCACTAATTCATCTTTAAACTCTACGTGAACATGGTCACCTGTGGCGTGTGGAGTTTTACCTAATATTTCAGACTGAACCAAATAGTCACCAGATTTAAGTCCAGCATTCGTCATCATTTTTTCAATTTTTGTTACCGCAGCATCTTGAGTTTTAGCCCCACCCTTAGTCACAAAGTCTATGGCCAATCCTTTAGCATGTTTTGATTTTGGATGATTTTTCTGGTGGAATTGGTCATTAAATCCAGTGAACTGTGCAAACTCAGAAACATCAGACATAATTTTTTGTGCTAGTATATCAGTTCCAGGTTGATGTGGGTGCGCCCACGTATCACCTTTTTTCATTTTTGACTCTAGCAATTGTGTAGGTGCTAAATTTTCTTGTGTAGGATATGCTCTTGTTGGCCTTTGACTATTGTCAGAACCTATATTAGGAGTTGATCTCGAAGAGGGTGGTGGAATATTTGCGGCAGCAGTTTTTTCAGCAAGTTTTTTCCCATCTTCACCAGACTGCATGAACCGATTTGCAGTAATTATACCCGCACTTACTAGCAGTGTAGTTACTGGACTTGTCAATACGTCTAGGACTTTTCTAACCATTCCAACTTTACCTTTACCAGGAGGTCCACCACCGCCACCAGGACCACCGCCAAGAGAATTACTCATTGCTCTACCTAATATTGCACCAGTGTATGCTGCTAGTCCTAACTCTAATGCTGCCACCGCAAGGCCAATACCAATGAATATTTGTCCTAATGTTAAAGTGACGCCTCCGGGCAAACTAATTGGCTGTGCTAGAACTGTACTAATAAAATCTTTTATAGCAACATATAATCTTGCGATGCCGTCTCGGAATACTGGATCTTGTAATAAACCCTCTGTAAATTTTAGACCACCTATAATGGCATCAGCAATCTTAACAAATAATGTTATGATACCATTTGCTATTTCTGCGGAATTATTTACTAACAATTTTGATGCCATATCTAAAAGCGATAGAACAGTTTTAAATATAGCACCTACTACAGAAGTTATGATGGTGCCAAGAGTTGATTTATTTTCAGGATCACTTATAAGGTTGCTGAAGAAATCAGATATTTTTGAAATGCCTTCTGCTATAAACTTAAAGACACTTTTAATCATTTGTGTGATTGATGCTGTTATCTCTGAGTCTTTAAGAAGATCGGTAAGAAAGTTTGCGCCTTTTGATATAAGGTCAGATATGCCAACAATGATTGCTTTGAATAGAGACTTAATTCCATCCATAACTCCAGGCATACTTAGAAGTTTGGATACACCTATTGCGGCAAGACCTAATAAAGCATACTTGAAGATGCTTGATAGACCGTCTTTGATGGTCTCAAAGAAACCTTTTTTATCGCCAGTAATTACCTTCTTCTGTTCGGCAGTTGGCTTTGTTTTTTTATACTTTAATCCATAGTCGGATGCTCGCTGTCTCTGTCTTTCAACGGAGGCATTTTTCTTATCGAATTCTTGTATTTTGACCAGACTTGCCATACCCACTTTGATGGTATGTAAATCTCTTGATATAATATGTAAAAATTTACGAAGAAGCATTGTGTCGCTTCCTCGTTTGTTTCTACCTTTAGACCACCAAGCAATGTCGTTGTCTTTATCTGCCATTAACCTTTACCTGCTCTTATTTTTTCTTGTTTTATCTTTTCAGTCTCTTCATCTAAAAACTTCAACAATAAGTCAATATAAACTTGTTTTTCCCAAGGCATCATATTATCCAATTCAGACAAACTATATTTGTGGTGCTGCATCAGAGCAAAATTAGTTTGAAAGTAATTACCTAGTGTATCATGACTAAGACTTATCCGAAAAAACTTTGTACACCTTCCAACATAATTTTTTCGTGATAACCACATTTCTTACAATCAAAATCTATTTCTTTTTTAATTTTTGGAAGAGTATCGAAAAACTTTGATATTTTTTCCAAGTCTGATTGTTTCATGTTTTCTACAAACTCAACAAGTTCTTTTTTAGGAGTATCTTTAGCATAATAAATTTGATCTTCATCGTAAATGTACTCTATACAAGATATAATAACATTCAAGATTTCATCCATATTATCGGTGTCTAATCCTAGAATATCAACTGAGTTGAAGGTAGGATACTTCATAACAACACCAATTTTTTCACTAATCTGTATCTTACTGGTATGATCAGGATTTAAAGTTGGTTCAATTTCCAACACATTCACATCAACATTGACCGTGTTCGAACACTTCTTATCTTCTTCAACGGTATTGTTACATGTGAATTTTAAATTTACAACTTCACCAACCGATCTTGCGCGGAGTTGAAGAAAGACATATTCAATATCAAATGTTGCCATATTTTCGATATCAATTTCATCTAAAATACAATTGCGTAAGACTTGTTTAATGGCACTAATTGTTTCTTTTGAATCGTCAGATTCGTTTGCCATCAAAAAGAGTTTCTGCTCTTTAACTAGAAATGGTCGATATCTAATTGTTTCGCCTGTTGAAATGAGTTTTGTCTCATAAATGGGTACGTCTAATTTTGGTAACATAATGTCCTCACGTTAATTTAAAATGCTCTTAGTAATGCTCCGCCACCACCTTGAATCAGTCCTCCTACTGCTTCTCCAATATCAATCTTACTTTCGGTAATTGCTTCATATCTGTGGTATGCGAATTGAATACTTAGTCGATGAAAATTATCATCATTCCAATTCAATTGTTGTGCGGCAATACTGATTGGATACGCATCAATCAACTTGGTGGCAAAAATCTGTGTAACATCATCGTTATATTGTTTTACCGTAATCTCAGTCATATACTTTGAATTTTGACCCTTAGGAAAACGCAAATTATTTGTATCGGTTGGCATAATTGCTTCCATCCAACGTTCAAATAATTTGCGTTCATAGAAGTCATTGGTACAAACAAATGTTAATGTTGTTTCTGCATACTGAACTTGATATGGTACTTTGTACGTTGGGCCATAAATTTTAACATCATCTGTTACGAATGTTTTTCCTGGCAATTCTGCGGTCTCACACTGTAAAGATAGGTAACGAGACACTGCTGGATTCGCAGATTTCATTCCTTCGTTTTCTGCTCCAATAGCATCGTTGATTGCATCGGTAACATCTGACATAATTGAATTGGGCAAATTTAGTATTTTTTCTATTACCGAGTTTTTTATGAACTGTGCAATATAGGGAGGAAGAGGTAATAGTACCTGAAATCTAGCAGGTCGTGCTAGACCACCTTTTCCGCTTATGTTTGATAGAAATGAATTTGGTGAAAACGCCATTAAAATTTATCCTCTGATTCTGACCACACTTTGTTTTTCTTTGCTTTGGCAAATGATTCGACTGGTAACATGACGGCAATATCCCATTCATCTGCGGTTATTTCTAAAAATCTAGATTGTATGTGACTATACAAATATCGTTTGATACAAGGTTTTGCTTGATACATTTTTGATGCCCGTGCCAGATAATCATAACTAATTCTGAGTCTAGTTTTCTCATCGTAGTTATCGTCGGTAAGTAATGTGCTTAACTTATCTAAAAGAAGTACACGCTGCTTTGGACTAATGTAATGCAAGTTAAGTCCTAAAAAACCGTCTGGGTATCGTTCTATTGGTATAACCAATGGGAACTTATCGTAATATGGCAACGTATCCTTCGTTTTCGGATCATAAAAGTAAAAGTACATTCTACCAATCATAGACTTTTCTTTGAGTCTTTGCCTGTCACGCATCAAGTTACCTTTGGTAGGGTTTAATGCGCCAGTTTTTGCTCTTAACCACATACGTGCCTCATTGGAGCGTGGTTTAAGGCCTTGTTTGGCAAGAGATTCTTTGATGCGATCTATAAGTGTTTTGGTAGCCATTTAGTATTTATCTCAGATACCAAGATGTTTTTCTGTAATGACCTGAAATTCCCATCCGTGGTCTTTGCAGAACTCGGTTGCTGCTTTCCACTTGGATTGATTGATGACATAAGTTGCCGCTTCTTGGATGTACCGTTGCGTCTTACGTTTTTGAGTTGGAGGTTTAGTTTGCGCCTCTGGTTTGACTTCAATCACAAACGTCTTGACTATGCCGTTCTTTTGTCGGATTTTGGCCACAAAGTCTGGAAAGTATCGATGTTTTCTATTGTCAACTGGACTCCAGTAGGGTATAACAAGTTCTTCAGAACCCCACCAAATAACGTCTGGATGGTCATCTAAATATTTCATTACCTTGACTTCCCATGACGACCTATAGATGATCTTCGTAGGATCACCCTTGTATTTTTGTGGATTTTTAGGCGTAAATTTACCAGAGTATGACATAAATACTATCTAGTTAACCTACTTGGAACAATCATGGCATTTTTTGGTCTTACTGATATTAAATTCAATCAAATTGAAACAAGAAATTTTGGTCCTCTTGCCGCACTTGAAGGGTCAGAATTTGAGAAAAGCACCCTACAATACCCAGACGATCTTGGCAATACACCAAGAGGACACTACATGGTGTTTTTTATTCGTGAGCAGGTAAATTCTTCCTTTAAAGCAGACACCAGAGGTGGACAATCATTTGCTGCTAAAGATGAGGAAGCGGTTTATGATGCACTGAATAAGACACGAAACTTTCCTGGCGGTGGAGTTTCTGCTGGCAAAATAACTTTTGCTGATAGAATTAACGGTGCTTTGACAAGTGCAATAAGTAAAGGAACAGGTGCGCTAACAAGCAAATTTGGTAGTGGTGGTGTTGCAGGTAAAGTTGCAGGTAAAGTTGATTCATTTGTCAAAGGACCACAACCACAAGAGCAACTCAAAGAAGGCAACAGCACTCCGATTGAAGATTCTGTTAAATCAATAACCGATAAGAATAAAAAAGCATTGGGGTTTTTAAGGAGAACGCAATTAACAAATGATGCAATTGCTCTCTATATGCCAGATACAATTAATTTTGATTCGAATGCAAGTTATAATGATGTGGGTCTTGGTGAAGATAACTTAGCACAACTACTTGTTGCTGCCCCAAATTTGGTAAAACAATTTAAAGATAATCCTGATCCAAAACTTTTAATGAGTGCTGCGCTTAAATCTGGTTTAGTGCAAAATCTAGGCCAAGAAGCAGCAAAAAAAATAGGTTTAGGTAATATTGGTAGAGTAGGATTATTCACTGCAACTGGTGGTGTTACTAATCCAATGATTGAGTTGATTTATTCTTCACCTAAACTTCGTACATTCCAATTTGAATTTTTCTTCTATGCTAGAAGCGAAAAAGAAGCATACTCGGTACAAAAAATTATTGATCGTTTTCGTTTTCATCAATCACCAGAATTACAAGGTGGATTAAATAGTCAAATGGGTTTATTAATTCCACCATCAGAATTTGATATCAAATTCTTTTATGCAGGTAGACAAAATCCAAATATACCACCAATTGGAACGTGTGTGCTTGAACAGATTCAAGTAAATTTTGCACCTAAAGGTTGGACTGCATATGAATCTATTGGTGAAAATATTGCTGCTTTAGGTAGAACTGGTATGCCTGTTGCTATTCAAATGTCTCTACAATTTAAAGAAACAACTATCATTACAAAAGAAGATTTCAAATCTCAAGGTATGAGTGGCGGTACAATGCCTGGAGTCGCAGCATATTCTGATGCTGGTAGAGAAGGGATGGCTATTTAAAAATGGCTAATTTCTTTAACAATTTTCCAGCAACATTTTATACAAACTCCGACACATCAAACAGTCTTGATACTGTCACGAATATTATTGCTCGATTTGGTTTTGAATCGTCATTGAAAGAAAATTCTTCAGGATTTTACAAATATACAGTTAAAGATTCGGATACACCAGAAATAATTGCCTCAAAGTTTTATGACAATCCAGAAAGGCATTGGATTGTTTTGTTGTTTAATGATATTATTGATCCGCAGTTTGATTGGCCATTAAAATCGGACACACTTATAACATACATCAATGACAAATATTCCGCTAATGGTGCTAATAATTCTCCAACACCACAAACAGGAATTCAATGGGCACTAGACACAGATAATGTTGAATCATATTATAAAATAGTTACCAGAAAACTCTCAGGTGTAAATGTAGATAATAAAACTATTGTGGAAAAAATAAAAATAGATGCTAACACATATACAAATTTATCAGTAACCACAAGAACACTTACACTAAAAAATGGTAAAACGGTTACAGAAAGTGTTTCTAAAACTAAACAAACATATTATGAATATGAAGTGGAAAGTAACGATTTAAAGCGAGAGATTAAATTATTAAAACCAGAATTTGTTCCTAGTGTTGTTGAGGAATTTAAAAGAATAATTAGTCCATCATGAATTTAATAGAATCAACTCAATATTATATTAAGGAAGTTTCTATAAATGCTAAAGGTGGTCCTCCTTTTAACATAACTGATATTATTGAGGAAATAAGTTTATATGACAATTTGTTTATGCCAGTTTTATCAGGACATATTTTAATTAGCGACACATCTAGACTGATAGACCGAATTACTCAAATTGATGATGTGATACAGATACACATCACAAAAATGGTTGATGATGAATTTGCCTCATTTAAAAAAGCATTTAGGATATATTCCATTACTGATAGAAAAAATATTAATAATACCAGTGAGGCATATATTATGCATTTTGTTGCTGAAGAATTAAAACAATCAGATCGGCAAACGGTAAGTAAAAGTTATGATTCAACCTATACTGAAGTAGTTGAAAAAATTTTAAAACAAAACTTAAACATTGATAGAAGTAAAATTGGAATAGTTGAAAAATCATCTGGCATTAGAAGAATTAATGTAAACAATTTGAGACCTTTAGATGCATTAGAATGGTGTGCAAAGAGGGCATTAAGTTCCAAAAATTCTCCAGATTTTCTTTTCTTTGCTAACCGCACTGGATATAACTTTGCATCTTTATCAAAACTACTAACACAAAGTTCAATCTTAAATATTAACTTCTCACCAAAAAATCTTAGTAACGGTGATGAGTTTTTTGAGTTAAGTAAAGCACGAAGTTTTGAGGTATTGTCTCAGTTTGATGCTATAAGTAAACTGCGTTCAGGTGCTGATGCTGGTACTTTTATAGGTTTTGATCCTATAACCAGAACAATGGGAGCAAAACTTATATCTGGTGATCAAACATATAAAAATATGGAACACGGTAATAAAAAACAAATTACCAATACTGTGATAAATCCAGATGGTACATCAAACAAAACAGATAACGATGCCAAACGAACATTAAGTATTAATTCCGAAAGAAGAAAAATAAGTGATTATATAAAAAAGAATGA